AGATGTACGAGTATAGAGTAATTGATTGCGATAGTAAGGTAACACTGTAATGGCAACAGTATTCGATGAAATCCTAACAAAAGGCATTCGACAGGGCAAGGTACCTGCTCGTGAAGCTCAGGCACGTACGTGGTACAGGGATGCAGCCAAATCGCATGGTAGAGTCAATGAAGGTAAGTTGATGCGAGGTGATTCAGATCGTCTCACGGCCAAGCCAAGAATTGGTCAGATGTACATGTACTACTATGATGCAAAGGGTAAAGGGACTTTACCGTACTTCGATAGATTCCCATTGGTGTTCCCGTTCTCGGTTGCCCCAGGTGGCTTTTATGGACTTAACATGCACTACATTCCATTGCCACTGAGAGCCAAGCTGATGGATGCTCTATACACAACAGCAAATAACAAGCGCTACGACGAGAGTACTAAGCTGAAACTCAGTTACGACATACTGCAAGGTGCATCTAAATACAAGGACTTCCAACCTTGTATCAAGCGATATTTAACATCACAGCTAAGAAGTGAATTCATGTACATATATCCGTCCGAATGGGATATAGCACTATTCTTGCCACTGGAAAGATTCCAAGGCGCAACCAAAACACAAGTCTGGGCAGACTCACGAAAGAAGATGAGATAATAAAATGGCGTTCAATATAAACACATTTAATAAGAAGATCAGTGAGCATGGCTTGGCGCAGAATAACCTATTCTATGTCAGAATTGCCACGCCACAAGTAATTACAGATGCTATGAATGATGTGAAGGTCGTTAAGGATATAGAGTTCTTCTGTAGAAGTGTCACCCTACCAGAGATGGATATAGCGACATCTGACATCCAACGTCAGGGATTTGGTGCAGTAACTCGTCGACCTCAGGGCATGACGTTTCCGGTGATACCAGCGGTGTTTATGGTAGATAGCGAATTCGGCGTAATGAAGTTCTTTCATCGCTGGGCGCAATCTATAGTCAACTACGACACAAGTGCTGGAACCTTCTCCTCTGTGGGCGGACAGACTCCGTATGAGATGGGATATAAGAGCGAGTACGCAACGACCATGACCATAGTCGTGTACTCATATGCGTCCGAGTCAATCACATATACATACAAGTTAGGTGGTGTGTATCCTGTGAACGTGGGTAATATATCAGAGGCGTGGGAGAATGCTGCTGAGGTGATGACTCTACCAGTTGGATTTACATATGACACATTAGAAGTCTCGGGTGCGCAGACTGGTGCCGTATTGGATAGCGCTCATGGCGTAAATGGACTACTGACGTGGTTCTCTTCGATAAACTCGTATGCTCAAGCTATCAATGGAATTAAGAAGCCTACTAGTGTCCAAGATGCAATAAACTCAATTACAAGCGTATCAACAATCGTGAATTCTTTTAAACGTTAATAATTACTTTACTATAGGAAATAATGAGATGGGATTACCAAAGATTCAACTACCGCTATTCGAGACTAAGTTATTCTCTACGGGAGAGGTTGTCAAATTTAGACCCTTCACTGTTAAAGAAGAGAAGATACTGCTAATCGCTCAAGAGTCTGATGATATGAATCAAACGCTCTTGGCGTTAAAACAGATTATTGGTAACTGTGTCTATGGCGTTGACGTTGAATCTCTTCCGATGTTTGAATTAGAGTATCTAATGCTACAGTTGAGATCAAAGTCTGTTAACAATATGATCACATTTAGTATCACAGATCCAGATACGAAGCTACCTGTCGAGATAGAGCTTGATATCGACGACATAACGCTCAGTAGCGATCCCGCTCATTCGAAAGAAGTCACAATCAATGATGATATGTTTCTTATGATGCGATATCCAAGACTTGACGAAGTTTCTATGTTTAAAAACTTTGTAGAAGGACAAACCGATACGCTATTCAATATCATGATATCGTGTATAGACAGCGTAGTCGATGGAGACTCTGTGAGTTCAATGTCCGACTACACAGACGAGGAGATTCAGTCTTTCGTAGAATCACTTCCCGGTAAAGCGATTGAAGGACTAAAGAAGTTCTTCGAGACAGTTCCGGTTCTTCGTTTCGAGGCGAAGTACGTCAATGCTAATGGCGATGATAGATCATTAGTGTTGGAGGGTATGGAAACTTTTTTTATCTGACGTTGAGCCATAATAGCCTGAAAGTATACTATAGAACTATATTTTCATTGGCTCAACATCATAAATACTCGATAAGTGATATTGAGAACCTTATACCGTACGAACGTGACGTGTATGTTGATATGCTAATAGAATATGTAAACGCCCAAAACGCAGATCAATAGGATAAAGATATGACTGATATATTACAAGAAGTTAACGAGTCAGCGCAGGCATCTCATGCCCAGCGGATCTCAGATGAGGAGTTCGATATGGATCAGAAATTAATGCGGCTAGAGAACGAAGATAAGAGACATGACGCTCAACGCAATATGGCGTGGTTCGCTCTTTTCGGGATGTTACTATATCCGTTTGCAGTAGTAATCGCAAGTTGGATCGGATTAGATCAAGCAGCATCAACCCTAGGCGATATGGCTCCGACATACTTTGTGTCGGTAGCAGCAATCGTTGCGGCATTCTATGCCGGTCAAGCACTGAGCAAATAAGGTAAGTAAAATGGTCGAAGTAGTAGCAGTTCCAGAAGATGCGTTTGTTGAGAATCCTAAACTGGAGGACATCTTTTCGTCCATTGAAAAGCAACTTATCAAGCAGACTGGTTTCCTAAAATCAATGCAGTCTCTTCAGGCGAGTCAAGTGAAGTTTACCAAGGATTTGGTTAATGACGCAGAGCGTACTAGACTAGAAGATAGCGTTGGTAAAGGAGATTTGGGAGATACCGAGATCCCAGCGCAGAGATCTTCCGACGATCGTGGCCAAGAGTCTGTGGATTCTGGGTCACCGGATACAGCGGGAGGAGGAAGAGGATTAGGTCTAATTGGTGGAGCGCTTGGAGCACTGTCAATCAAAGCTTTAACATCAAGCATACTCAAAGGCGGAATCGCAACGCTCTTGGCTCCTGTGATCATAGACTTCGTGGTCGGTGCCGTAAAGGAGGTGTTTGGTGAAGGTGGACTCGATCTAGGCATTGATCCTGCCACAATGCAGAAAGTTGCTGATGCAGTGAAAGAACAGTCGACGTTTATCATTGGGGCAACTGTGATCGGTAAGCTGTTTAAGAAAAGCTGGCTAGGATTCGCCCTCTCAACTGGGTGGGCAATAGGAGGTAGCTTAAGCGATTGGTTGGATACGAACAAGGAAGGACTCATCGAGACTCCCTTCGGTGATATTGACCCTGGCGTTATGGACAACTTCGGCAGAGCTATTGGTGTGGCAGTTTCTGGTGGGTTAGTACTGCTATCAGCTAAGATCACAAAGTCGTTAGGAATAGCGTTCGATAGTATTAAGACGAAAATGTCCAACTTCAGAGTACCGAAACTCGATAAACCAATCAATCCTGTTAGAAATGATCCGGGAGCTCCAAAGTCATCATCCATTCCTAGCGCAACCACAAAGACGGGTGTATCACCTGCTGTTAAGTCTGGCGCATCACCGGCTGTTAAGTCTGGCGCAGCACCTGCCGTTAAGTCTGGCGCATCACCGGCTGTTAAGTCTGGCGCATCACCGGCTGTTAAGTCTGGTGCATCACCACGAATGATGATGAAAGGCCAAGGATCAGCGGTTCCTAGTGGCATGACTCTAAACTCCTCCGGTAAAGTGATAAGTAAGACCACAGGGAGATTTCAGAGTATATCCCAGATCGTAGAAGCAATGGAAGCTGATGGAAGAACTGCCAAACTGGCCAAGTACGCCAAATTCTTTAAGTTTGCAGGTCCTGCGATGGCAGTCCTACCAGCACTTATTGACCCAGCAATGGCGATTTATAATGATGAACCTGAAGATGTTGTTAGAAAAGAGATTGGCGGCGCATTAGGATCGATCAGTGGTGCATACTTAGGGGGACTTGCTGGTGCGGCAGCAACTACATTCATACCTGTAGTAGGACAGTCTGGTATAGGTAACATATTAGGTGGTATAGTCGGAGCCATTGGCGGTGCTGTTGGTGGCGAATACGCAGCAGAGCATATAGCAGACGCCCTTATGGGTGGCCCTGCGGCTGAACCAGTGAATCCTGCGATGATAACTAAGGAGAATTTCGAGACATCATACACTAGATCGGGCGAATCGGCGCTCGGTAAGTACACAGCACCAGACATGATGAATGGTTTTAAACCAATACAAGATATTAAGTCTAATATCGTGCCTAGTAATGTTACAGAGTCTACACAAACGGTGAGTGCGCTCGAGAGTGGCGTATCTATACCACCAGAGTCCACTGTATCAGCAACTACTTCAGACGCAAGCGCTGGACTTCAGCCAATCACGTCTAATATACAGTTCAATACTCCATCCCAGACCGAAAGCAGAATAGAGTCTGTTAGCACCAAAAGTGACACAGACCAGTTCAACTCAGAACGAGTTATCAATCGATTTAACGAGATGAATATCCAGAAAATAGACAGTCTGCGCATAACGAAAGATCAGCTCAGCCCGGTCATTCCTATTAGCGGAAAGCTTGACGCTATCAACAATAATGTGTTGAAGCCCATAAATGCGACGAAAGGAACTGGAGTGAATGTTGTGAATAGCTCTGGAGGAAACACGAACAATACGTCAAATGTCGGAGGATCAAGTAGCACGGTTAATGTGTTTCAGAGTAACGGATCTAATGCACTGGCAAATCATCTACCATCGAGTCAGACATCTAACTGACAAAAAAAGGGAGCGCATTAGCACTCCCCTTTATTAACTTACCATTCTAAATCGAAGATTACTCTTCTGCTAAACTCTTGAAGAAGTCAAGCGAGTCATCATCGTCACTCGATGCTTCAACGCTAGGTCGAGCCGCTGAGGTCGGTGCCTCTGGTGTAGCTCGCTCTTTGAAGTTGGCACTAAACTCCATTCCAACGTCATCCGAAGCTGTGTTACTTGGAGCAGCATCTCGACCATCCAATCCCAGAACTTTGTACAGCTTAGTCTTCAATTCAGTGTAAGACTTGAAGTTCTTCGGATCAATGATATCAGACAAAGAGTGTGCTTTGTTCCAAACGCCTTCCATGTCCTCATCAGAGACGACAGTACCACTCGCTTCTGTCAACGGATTCACAGCGGAGAATTCGGACTTATCGTAGTTACGGTAGCCTTCAACCTGACGGATCTTAAGCTTGAAGTCTGCACCTTCCCAGAAGTCGAACGGGTTGATTGGAGCTTCATCAGCAAACGAAGGATTCATCGCATCGTTCAGCTTATCAAAGATCTTCTTACCGAACTTGTACAAATACGTCTGACCTTCACGAGATGGGTTAGATGGATCTGATACAACGTAGATGTTAGCAACATAGCTTAATCGACGCTTCTGTTTACGTGCTTGCTCTTTATCTTCATCATGGCCAGAGTTCCAGAGCTTAGAGTTGTACTCGGAGCATGGATCGTCCAGATTGATCGTGGTAAGAGAGTTTTCGATGTACCAACCACCAGTGCCTTGAAAGCCGTGATCCCACATACGAACGAATGGCATATCTTCACCCTGGGGTGCTGGGAGGAATCGGATTACTGCGTAGCCGTTGCCTGCTTTATCGACATCTGGTTTCCAGAAACGATCATCACCGCCTTTCTTTGTGGCAGATCCCATTGATTGTAGCTGGGAGTTCAGTTTGTCAAAAGAGTTTGAACGAGCTTGCTTTAGTGCAGAAAATGATGTAGCCATATGGGTATTCCTTAATATTACGATTTATGTTATATGTTTGTTTTGGTATTGCTTTATTATACTATAGAACGGAGTATCTGTCAAGACATATTTTGCGCATTTTAGCTTTATCGTATGATAAAAATGGCTTATAGTTTTGAACAGTCTTATTTATACTCGGATAAACTATCGTATCATTGATAGCTCGATCCCAGTACTTGAAGCAGTGTGTGAGGTCATCTAGTATGATGAGACTCTCAATGCTAACTCGTTTAGTATTATAAAGCTTTAGTACGCTAGGGTACTGTCCATCTTCGACAACAAAGTTACTGTTGAAGTCATCATCTAACTCCTCCAGCTCATTCTTAAATACATAAGTGATTGCTTGTTGCCGCTTCGACCACTCGGTGTAGATAGTATTCGCATACTCGCTATTGACCAAATCGCCTATCCATAAGTTGGGTTTCTGTATCAGGTTCGCTAACACGAAGTCTTTACAGTCCCGTCTCTTAGCCAGTTTATAGAAGAAGAACTTGTCCTTTCTATTCTCAAAGCTATCGACGCTTAGTCGCATCTTACCACCGTACTTGACGTAATCGTAGCTAGTGGTAAAGTGCTTCTTCATTGCCATGTAGTAAGTGTACAACTCGAAGGCGTCTCGAGTGGTGTACATCGACGTTCCTGTCATACTACCATTCCCGGTAAACGTACTAACTTCTCGACCAGATTAAGCTCCTCAGCTTCCATGTAAATCTTAGCTCGTAACACGGGTGAGCGTCGAATGATCTCTCCAACGACTTCTACCTCTAATTTATGTCTCTCTGCATAGTCAATAACAGCATCGATATAGGGCACACCCTTGGTAATCATCTCAGCTATATCCACCATGATACACTCAGAGCTTAGCTTGTTTAGTATTTCTAGATCCTGTTTTTCGATGATGGTGTTCCCTATTATCAATGTGTGGTTCTAGAATATGGCCGCAGAACGGCCAAGGCGTTTACTGTACAGTTTCGAGCAGTGCTTCGATCTCTTCGATCTCAGACATAAGTTCGCTCATGTTCTGCTTATGGAAGATACGAGCCATCTTAGACAGGTACTTCTTTGGGATGCCGACATCTTCTTCCAGCGATACAAGAGCTTCTTTGATGAACGAGCGCTCAGCTTCTTGACGCAGATAGGAGTTACTGATTTCGGTCATGCAGCCTTTGATACGCTTCTTGTCTGCATCTGATGTTGGTATGATAATTCCAGTCATGTTATATTCACCTTGTACGTTAATTTTAAAGTTCGTGCTAAATGCACTATCATGGTCTTACTTCGTTCTATATGGACATTATACTATGGTTCGACGTCCCTGTCAAGACATTTTAATCTTTAATTCCTAAAAAGTCTGCAATCGAATCTGTGAATGTAGAGTCCACGTAGATACCATCAACCTCAATCGCAACGCTGGTCGGTCCTGAGAGTTCATAGAATGTACATCGAGTCTTGTTGTTGACATTCGTCGCACATATCTGTTGCTTATTATCAATAAGGAACATAACGTCTAGCATCCAATTGCCTAGCATGTATAGCCCTGTTTTGGTTATTTCAGATATCCGTTCGATCTTTGGTATCGGAACACTCAACAGGTTCGGTATAGAGATAGTCATGGTAGGGTCTGATATAACAGTTTCTACGTTACTATCCAATATAGATCTACTGCTGCGAATCCAGTCGTTTTTCGTGTACTCGTTCACGCCCCACTCCATAAGGAAGATCAGGGAGTGTATTACGTCACGATATTCGCCGATCTCTATATCCTTGGGGTATTTCCTTAGTGCTATTTGGGCGTGCTGTATTGCTTTCTTGGTTTTTGCTGCGTCTATCTCACCTTCCATTATCGATATAAGATCAGTGATTGTTTTGCGATAGTCGTCCATCTCTGGAGTCTTCATGGTGCTTCCTCTAATGATATAATTCTCAGATCCCGAACGACTGCTGCTCTGGATCTACAGGTCGACAGTAGTCGTAAATGCCTCCGTTTTCATCGACAAACGCTCCATACTGGTTAGTGCTGGCGTATCGTGATATGCGTCCTGCGGTAAACTGGAAATTTTTGCTGAACTCGTATAGCTTGCCAACTTCAGGAGGATTCTTGAACAGTGGTGGCACAACGCCTTCCTGATCATATTGGATTCTGGTCAGCATATCTACGACGTATTCTTCTAACATATCGAGCTGTCGGCTTTGTAGGTCAAAATCGGCAACGGATGTCCAGCCCAACATATTTTCACGTTGAATGGTAGCTCGTTGCTTAAGCAGAGCTGTCTTCTCTTTTTCGATATTAATCATACTCGTATCACTCTTGTCGATTCATCTTATACAGACATTATAACGCAGATCTGATAACAAGTCAAGCTTTATTTTGCACAATGGTAGATCCGATATTGACTGCCTGGTATTTTTGGCCGGTAATGTCCCGTTGTATGGCCGGTAATGTACCTCTTATAGCCACTGGTACTGGGGGACTGTGGAATTATGCGTCCGGTTTGTCCGGCATTTTTGGCCGGTTTACCTCTGAGGTGCTAGCCAATGCCAATAGATCCAACTTAGCTTCAATGCCATCTATTAAAGCGTCAATCCGGTTTAAGGACTGCTCCCTACTCTCGTCGAGCTGATCCATCGCTTTACACAATCGATCGACTTCACTTGCAGACATATCATCACTCATGGCGTTCTCCTACTGATTAACTAATGACGTAAACTTTGCTTGCACGATATCTAAGGTAATGTTCGGGTCGAACACTATCAGGCATGCAACGATTGCTATAACCAGAGCAATGACTGGGAGTAAAAGAAACACTGATCCGACGAAGATATGTATTAGGAAACTAACGCTATCGGTTAATGTCCGTAGATATCCATCTAGTGTAGGGAGGTTTTTATTAAGCATATCGAGTTCTCTATATTGAAGTTGTATTATAACGCAGTATCTTTCCAACCCAGGATCGAGTTGAATATTGTTGCTTCCGAGAAGTATGGAAACTGCTTCACACATGCTCGCATAATCTCGTTGGTGGAATCACCAGGATGCATCAGTGGATCAATGAACTCCACTACAGCATTCTTTTCCTGTTCTTCGCTCAACATAATCATTCCTCTTTAGGGTTGGGGTTAAGCAGCTTCGGCCTTGAGAGCAGCGTAAGTTGCTTTGGCGGGTATCATGCCGATCTTGGTAAGTGCTTCAGCGTTGTTGAGTTTGAAGTCAGCGTCATAGTCCATCGCTTTGATGATCTCTTCTTTGGTAGCTCGCTGCGACTTGCTAGAGACGTACTCGACACCCTCATTATCAGCGCCAGAGGCGATCCAAACAGTGAAGAAGTAGTCGTTGGCGTTGAACACATACTGAGTGTCCATTGCGTCATACTCGATGGCAGAACCGTTCGCTACTACATTTGCTATAAAGGTTGCGTTCATATCTTGGTACCTTATTAAGTGATTTCTCTATCTTACCTACCAATTATATACTATTCTGAGTACAAGTCAACCTTTATTTCAAACTAATTTGGTGTGCTTATACTAGGCGGGAATCGATGACTTTTACAGTTCGCTTGATGGTTGGGAAGTCATCGGTGACCTTAGCTGCTTCGATCTGCGCAACTCGGGCTGCTCGGAAGTCGTTAATCTCTTTGTTGGTAACTGCTTTCATACTAGTCTCGCTCTTAATAATTCATCTTATACAGACATTATAACGTATGTTGGCTATGATGTCAAGCATTATTTTGAATTATCGACATCTTGACCATTCGGCCTTCGTTTGATAGTTGGGTCAATGCTGCTGTGTATTCTGAAATCTTGATGTTAGCGATTTCAACTTTACCTGACTTGTACGTTATTTCGACTTTAAACATGATGTTGCTCCGTTGTTTGGGCTATTATGCTTGAAGAAGGCTTTTAACTTTGATTGACATTGCGTGCCACTTAAGCTTGGCTAGCTTGACGCTAAGTAATACTGCTGACTTACTTGGGCGGATGCCGAACTCGTCAAGCGAGTGCTCAAGAGCTGCTTGAGTAGCAGAGCCCCAAGAGCATGACACTTCATAAGAGGTTAAGGCAGTTTCTGCCATCTCTTCGATCTGTGCATCCGTTAAGTAAGTCATGGTAGTTCCTCGTAATTCATATTATGTAAGTATTATAGCGCAGTGTTGGTTACAAGTCAAGGGGTTATGCACTATATTCTAGATGAAATGTTGATTCCAGCCCATCATCTGCTTCGTCAGACGCTAACTTCAATTCTTCAAGTTTTGTCATTTTGAACCTCTTCCTTTAACCTGATCAGCTCGGCTTGATAAGCATCATAAGCCTTGTCCCATACCTTGTCCGCATCGTCACATGCCTTGTCCGCCTCGTCGAAGGCTATTTTCAAATCTGCTAATTTAGTCATTATTCAAATCCTCTTTGTTCACTTCAGTGAGATCCACATCAAGTGCGGTTATTACGTTTCCGGCGGCATCCACAAGCACTCTGATGCCCTCATCGTTGGTGATGATTTCAAAGTCTTCGTAGTCTTCGTTGAGCCAGTCTCTAGAGGGGAGGTTACTATTCATATCTTTCTCACTCTTAATAATTCATCTTATACGGACATTATAACGCAGATTGGAACACAAGTCAACCGTTATTTCGGGACGTATTTCATCCACAACAAATCTGGGGTATCATTGTTCTTAGAGTATATTCTATATGCGCAATCGTCTTGCCAAGCTTGAAATGCTTCATAGTAGACAGCCTCGGCTGCGTCAAATGACTCACTATCAGCGAGTTGCATTGCATCATATACATTAGACAGATTCTGATATGCGGGAGTATTAGAGGTGATCATCGCTTGTTACTCATAAGGATTACAGGAAGAAGCGCTGCTATGGCAACTAGCGCAATGATGACATCGAAGTGGGGTATGGCTTGGATCAATTCAATCATAGTCGTTCTCTCAGCAGTTCATCTTATACAGCTATTATATCGTAGGTTAGATGAAGAGTCAACCCTTATTTTTGATTAAACCCGCTTTGTATTGGCCGCAATTACACCCACCCCGCTGCAATATGATTTAGCCTTCTCCAGCTCTGCGTGAAGCTGGTCAATTTCAGACTCCTTTGATAGCTCAGCTGCTTGCCATCCCACATACATTGACCGGGTAACAATCCATTTATAATCACCAATCTGGACGCCCCGGAAAGGTTTTGTTGTTCGGTATAGGTCAGAGCGATTGGATTCATCTAATGTCATATAAAACGTTTCAAACGCTTCTCTGCTCATTTCATTCTCCTCCTGATACGTAAATTACAGCTTGATACCTAGCTTTTTGCATTTGCGAGCTAGAGTAATGACCATTTCAAGCAAGTAGTCATGTCAACAGGAAATTTGTCATACCACCCACCCCGCCGCTTCACGGTATGCCTGTGCGTCTTCTTCTGTTCTGAATACTATACCTCGTTTGAAATCATCATGCGGGCCGTGGGCCGTGCTATAAGTTACTTCAGATGTTGTGTGTGTGGAGGCAACCGACACTAGTTGCAATCTTTTGTAATTCTTCCAGTCAATCGGCGCATTAATCTCGCAGCCGTTGAACATGATTGTTGGTTGTTTGATGGTGTAGCACGTTGAAGATTCCGAGAAGTCGGCACCAAAAGTATGACCCTTATGCAATATAGTACTGCCTTTTGATATTGCGTCACCAATGTGTGAAAGATCGCCATACATTAATCGAACCAAGGCACGGGCTTCAATATCATTTCGAACCTGATTATTAGCCAAAATAGCTTCCATCTTTTCTTGATCGTTCATACTATTCTCCGTTTAAGTATATTAATTTAATTTGGGTCCCATTAATAATTCTTGAACTCCTGAGCACCATTGGCATTCATCTGCGAAAGCGATATCACCGTGAGAATAGCAGCACGCTTCATCCAGCAACTCCTTAGCCTTCTCCAACTCTATCCGTAAGTCATCTATTTCAGCCTGTCTTGATTTTTTGCCATCGTAATACATTTCGTGTAGGCCATTAATTGCACAGTCTCCAGCGGGGTAACCGAGCCAATAATACAGATTCATCTCTTCGTTGTACTTAACATCATGCGGAATACCAGCTAATTTCTCAAACGCTTCTCTGCTCATGAATCACCGCCTTTATTAGTCGATTCTTCGTTCATAGTCTTTCTCTCAGTATGTCATCTTATACATACATTATAGCGCAGGTCACATAAGAAGTCAACTTTTATTCTAATCAAAGTGTGACGGTAATGATTGATTGTATTCTCGTATAGTATCCAGTACAACTTTCCGGTCAATTTCATAGGAGTCGACTGGAGTACCATCAGGGCGTACTAGAGTTGCGTCGTCTGAGTACACAACACCATAGACTCTCTCCTCACAGTCGACCTCCATAGAGTACCATTGTGTTATTGAGTCATGTGGATGTATATCAGTCGATAGATACTTGATGTTCCTGATGATCATACTAGCTCCTAACGTTGGTTTACAATTACTCTTATAACACCATTATACCATAGCACTCGAAACCTGTCAAGCATTATCTGTAATATAAATAGATAACACTGCAAACAACTATAGGAACATATGATGAAGACTCTACGAACGTTTATGCTAGAATCAACCGATGAACTCAACGAAGCTCCTGTGTATCAAGTATACATGATGAAGGACGTACTCTGGGTAGCGTATGGTGAAGATTCTGGTGCAACTGCACGTATTAAGAGCATTGGAAGCTATTTAACGAATAAGAAGGGCGATCACTATGATTCTATAGTAGATAAGATCGTTATAGCTGCTAAAGACCTGAAAGTGATCAAACAGGGTGGGACTGCTAAGATGTTTGAGTTGCCGGTGTATGATATACCTGCTACTGGTAAGACCATAGACGCCTGGGGTGGGACGATCGCACCTAGAAAGACTCGATATATGATTCTGACTCAAGACAGGGATGCGGTCGTTAACTTCTTTGATAGTAAGGGCGAGGCTTTAGCCTGGATTAAGAGCATGGCATAGTATCACCTTTTCGATGAGAATGCCACGTTCAGTAGGACGAGTGTTGCGATGAAACATACACCAAATGCTGTTATGTTACCGGAGATTGCTACCTTATAGCTCATTAGGGATGTTGATATAGCGCCAGCAATCAATGCAGTTCGCCAATATAGCTCGATGGTGGGCATACGCTTATTCTCATCATCTAGCTTACTCGTGGTATCCTGAACTTTCTTAGTCATTGGAGTACTCCTCGATTATAGTAACACTGAGCATGTACTGTATCTATATAATAGATGATCTTGGGTTTGTTATGAAGGGTAAGGGCCGACTCAACGAATCAGCCCATTGGTATTGCTAATGGCCTGCCAACTCATCCGACAGTCGTATTGCATAGTCAAAGCATAGATTAGACTCTGCCGCCATATCATTTGATAGAACAGTCCGTAGTTCTGTTTTAAGCGTCTCTTTATAATCAAAATCATATATGGCAGCACTGCCTGGGACCCTGGATGCAACTCTTGGGCCATGATACATATCAGCAAACTGACGTACGTATAGGTGTGCTATCAATCCGTCGATGTCACCCACCCTGGCCAGCTGTTCAACGTGAGAGCAATACTCTATAGTTGATTTAGTCAGGTGGTCAGCGTTATATGTTAGGCCGAATTTTTGCTCTAGTTCCCAAATGTCACGCAATATTCGAGTGGTACGGTATACACCAGAATACCCTTTATCGAATCCACACATATCAAGACATAGCTCTAATGCTCTGTAGTTTTGGAATTGATTTACTAGGTATCGGTAATAGATTGCTGGTTCGATCGAACCGCTCATTATCATGAGCATAAGTCTCTTACGACCTAATATTTCACGACTTTCTTGGGTTAGTGCTTTTAAGTCCACTTTCATCTCCATTGTATATTCAAATTGGGTCTACACTGAATGCTCCAATGTAGACCCCGCTATTAACGTTTCTTCTTCTCAGCGTCAATCCAAGCAGATGCCACGTTGTTCTCAGGAGCACGGTCGGCGAACTTACGAACGTCACGGTATGCTCTTAATGTCTCTTTATTATAATCCTTTCCAGCGCTGTTGTCAACAACTAAAAAGTTCTTCTTGCCGAAAATGGTCTGGAAGGCACCAATGTTGTTTTGGATCTCTCTCCAGTACGCTTCTACTTCCTTATCGGGAAGTGTGCGCTGACGCATTCTGTTACGATCCAGGGCAGTCTCTAAGTCGGTGTTGACGAATACCATAGCAACATCATACCCGATCTTCTGTAGGCTCTTAGCCTGCTTCTTGATCTTCTCGATGTCTTTACCAGTACCATCAATGACTAGACCAAGACGACCTTTGATGTACATATCTTGCTTAGCACCAGTCAACGCTTTAGCTTTGCCACGGATCTCTTGTCCCTGGACAGAGAATATGTTCTCAGGACTCATCTCTAGACCAGCCTTCTTCAATCCGTTCTCGAATGCGTCATCAGAGTTTACGACTTTGAATCCCATAGAGGTAAGACCAGTTTTGCCTACGATGAATGACTTACCAGAGCCTGGGCCGCCGGCAAGGAATACTGCTTTGAAGATGGCTGGATCGTTGACGCCTTCCTCGATGAATTGTGAAAAGTTTAACATGTATACAAGCTCCGGATTATTATATAAGGTAGTGTTCGTTATTATTTATAAAAAATGTGACTGTCTATTCTAACGGTACGCTCGTAGGCATCAGTCCAATATGGCTCAACGTATGCAGCGTGATACATGATAGCCCCGTCCGTAACATCTCTGTGGTCGGCGTGTGTTCGGAGTACGTATGCAGCTGTACGTATAGCTCGCTGATATCGTTCGGCATCTATAGGAGTATCAGATTTGCCATCACAGAACCAAGAGAATTGGCACCTATTGCGAATGGGTTGACCATTGCTATCGGTGTATGACTGGTATACAACATCGCACACAGTGGATGGATATCCAGCATGATACACTCTATTCATTGTAGTCATCCCAACTGCCTCTTGACCTAACCTAGAGTCACTTCGAGCCTCGTGGTATATGTTCATGGCCATACATTGAAGTTGCTCAACGTACGTGACGTTGACTGGGAACTGCTTGGGAGTGAGTGTTTCCGCCTGAGCGAGCATCCCGCTTCCCAACACAATAGTAGCCATCAAAGTAGTTGCTTTCATGATTTGGTCCTGTGGTTTGATTTATATAGCACATTATACACTATCTGTAGTAGATGTCAAGTACTTTTTGATAATGAGCTATTGAGGTTGGTCACTAGGTTGGTCACTTGGTCACTTTTTATCATCATACTCTTTGTGTATTGCAGCTTTATGGTTATCTTTGGATTGTTGTTGCAGTATCATATCCAGCTTAGTTTTCAGTCGAATTAGATCATTGTCTAACATTCTAACTCGATCAATCAGTGCTATAAGAGTTTGGGTTGATTCTCCTATGATGGGTTCGACTTCCTGCGTCACCCATCGCCATATGTAGTATACGAAGTAACCAAGTCCTATTGCGGAGATGATTGGAAATCCATATACCGATATCATGTTTACTAGTTCGTATATTCGATCTTCGGTCACGCAGCCTTCCCGTTTATCATTGGTTAGGTATCAGTCTAATCTTTTCTAAGATCTGACGCATCGTCCACTCGGGACATCCTGTTCATATCTGGGTTAACCCCATACGAATGACATAGCATTATGTCTATGCGCATTACCTCGTTATTCATTGTTTTTATTCGATTATCCAAGGCTTGAGCTAATGCTCGATGCGCTTTAATCTCGGACAGCACACCATCTAGGATAAATTTTAGAGTGAGAAATACAAAAAACCCGCCAGCTAGGGCAGATGCTATAGGGAACCCAACATCGGATATTAGCTGTACAATGTCCATCTTCCATGCTCAGTACTTATTGTGTATCAGTATTTATAAAAAAGGACGCTTGAAGCGTCCGTATGGTGGGGGGAAGCATACTACTTATCTCTCTCGTCTTCGTCGTCAGGCACATCTTCCTCGTCTTCGTCGTCAGGCCCATCTTCCTCGTCGATGAGCGGTTCGCCATCCTCATCGTACTCAACCCAGCCAATATATCCAGTTAGTACTAGAGATGATACTATATCACCTGCACAACTTATCAACACGAAAGGCAGTGCGTAATAGAATACTTCGGTATATCCTTGCATGTACATTAATAAGTATCCGATAAGCAGCGTTAGTCGTATTTGCCATATGCGGGTCAGTGATGAACCTGAGTCGATTACGATATCATTTATGCCTATCAGTACGGTAAACACTAGATAGTAGAATATAGTCGAATATACTGCAATTGTGGCTACGATAGCGTACTCGGCCTCTACCGCACCGAATATGCCAAATGTAGCAAGTGCTGTCAGTAATATGCCCTCTAATATAGTCATGCCTTCTCCTTAAGTTCTGGGTGGGACCGAAGTCCCTTGATTAGAATGGGGCATCGTCTATATTGGTATTTATGTCGGCATCCATGTCATCACTTGCAGCAGCGTCGATATCAATTTTGCTGTAGAGATCCATGAACGCCTCACGTGTGTCAGAGTCAAATCGATTGACACATAGCTCGATGGCCTTGGCTCGATCCTTGAAGATCGATAGTGTCTGTACAATGTGGCATAATCGGCGGGTCGAGATAAGCTCGTCGACACCACCATCTTCAAAAGTCTTTCGAATCGCCTGACCCCATTGTATGAGCTTTTCGGTGAATCCTTCGTAATCAGACTCGTCGACTCCGAACTTGTTCATGTGTCCTTTAATGATTCTACGCTCAGTAGCAGCTGTTGGATAAGGTTGCTCTAGAGTGATCGTGAAGCGCTCAAGGAAGGCTTCGTCGATGATGGTTGCAGATATGAACCGACCGTTGTCGTCTCCCTGGCCCTTTGTGTTGGCCGTTGCTATGACGTTGAAGCCTTCAGCTGGCTGAACCACCTCACCAGTCTTTTTGATGAGCACTGGCTTGCCCTCTAACACGCCCTGGAGACACATCAGCTTAGTTGAACCACGGTCGATCTCGTCGATCAGCAGTATCGCCCCAGCTTCCATAGCCTTGATGACAGGGCCTTTGGCGAACACGGTCTCACCGTTCAACAGTCGAAATCCGCCAATCAGGTCGTCTTCGTCAGTCTCAGGAGTGATCTGGATTCGTACATACTCACGCTTGGCTGCTGCACATGCTTGCTCGATCATCATGGTCTTGCCGTTGCCAGATAGACCAGAGACGTACATTGGGAAGAACATGTTAGACTTGATGATCTTAGATACATCCGCAAAGTATCCCCACTTGACGAACGTAGGGTCAGTCGCTGGGATGTAGACTTCCTCTGACGAGGTTGACTGGATCTTGAGTGACACAGGCGCAGCCCCTGGGGCGGCAGCCATCGCCTTTGGTGCCTTTGCGGCAACTGGCTTGATTGCTACGACGTTATTAGATGCGATCATCTGGTATACCCCTCGGGTATCGACTGGTCGTGGGAGTTTCTTCATCATGGCGTAAGCAGATGCGTTGGTGAAGCCCTGCTCCTCGCAGAAGGTGAACATATCTTGTCGTTTGAATGTTGCTGCGGTTGGGTTTGCAGTGGCGAACGCTGCGAGGATGCTGTTTTGGTAATCGGATAATTTAATCATAATATATAAGTCTCCAAGACTTCAGGGCTTTTTCTCAGTTTACTAAAGTATTATCTCATGATTCGGGGCAGATGTCAACCCCTATTTTCACATTATGCCAATAATTCGGCAAATCTTTGGGTGAGTAGTCGATTACCCTTCTTCGAGCCACTATACTTCTTAAATGCTTTGGCAATCTGTGCAGCAGTAGCTTCCTGATCGACACTAAATGTATCATTTTCAGCGCTCATCGAGGCGGTGTTATCCAAGACGACGAATCGTCGGTCGTACCCATCAACATCATCGACTATCCACGTACCGTGCGCTTTCATCTGAGCCTTGGCCGTACCGAATGACTTGGCTCGATCAACCCCGTTGCCTTCTATGTACGGGAACGTGCGGCTAACGCTATCGTGAAATCCACCACGGTTAGTTATGTAGAAGTTTGCTGTGGTTACGTCTTTGCCCGCAATAGCTTTTAATATCAATGCGGTGTTGTTATGGTTTTCCCTATACTTGTCTGACATGTTAAGCTCGATACGTTTGCCGTTAATTTCCATGACTCGATTCCATCGGGACACACCAAACGCATCTTGGCGCATATCGGTGCCTCTAACAACACCTGGGTGATCACTGTCGCCATCAGTGAGTGTTATCAGGTTCATTTTCTGAACCGGGTTCTTTCGGGTGAAGTCTTTAATGGCAAACTCCATTGCGAGCAGTGCAGCATTCAGTGGGGTAGTACCGAGTCGCTCCATGTTGGCTAGTTCACAACTTCCAATGTATGACGGCGATGCGCAATTCGATAACGTTAAGCAGAACATCGACTCTATTGCGGTGTTCAGTTCCGCCTTGCTCATATCGCTGCTAAACACCTGAGACAGGCGAAGGTTGGTGAAGTTGAAGTGTGTGAGTCGTGTCGAGCTTTCTTGGATGAAATTCGCATTGTGGCTACCGAACGAGTATACCTCGAATGGTATCTGAACCCGCTTGCAGAACATCACCAGTGCGATTGTTTGGCGAATCACCATCTCAAGGCTCTTGTGCATCGACCCAGAGTAGTCAACCAGCATGATCATGCCGTGACTCTTTCCGTCTGCAAGCATTGTCACTTGCTTAAACATGTTATCGTCATACTTGTAAGCGTGTAGCTTGTTAACATCAATCGAACCCTTGGTTGACGTTCGAGCACGTTGGCTTCGGTATGCTGCCTTGCGCATATCAAACTCTTTGGCCATCAGGTTCACGACCTGCTTAGTCTCTGCTAGAAACTTCGGAAGAGCTTCCTTCCGTGCTTCCTGGTCTTTAGTGAGGCAACCGTACATCTTGCCGCACGCAGCTGCGACAGCTAAACGACCCTCGATGACTTCCTTGTAGCCAACCTTAACTCCTTCGTAGTCAGATCGAGTCATTCCTTGAACAAACAGTTTATTGTCCAAATCACTCAGTTTTTCCATATTCTTCTGTTGGGCGTTCTCGGTCTCAATCTCAGGTAAAGAGTCTAGATCTATATCGTCAGAGCTATCAGATCCCTGGCTGGGACTAGACTGTTCGGACGCTTCACCGTCATTGTCCTCTGGTATAACTTCACCAGTACCTTTTGCAGAGTCATCCTTATTCTCACCACCATCTTCGTCGTCGGTAGTCTCACCACTATCATCGGCATCGGAATCTCCTTCGTCAGACTCGTCGCTCGGGTCGCCCATTTCATTGGACTGTTCCGATTCAGACGACTCGTCTTCGGCGTTATCATCTTGATCCTGATTCTCATCTTTCTTTTCGCTGAGCCATTTGGCGATCTCTATACAGACTTGCTGCACTTCATCGAAAGTCTCAACCGACATCGCTTTGTTGAAGTATGGTAACTCCTCTTCAGAGAACTCCACCTCAACCAGGTCACGACCTTTGGCCTTGAGGTTGAGTCTATCCATGAACCCCATCTTATTAATGTCTCGGTCTTTCGTTCCGAAGAGGTCCATCTCGACCAGCTCTACATAACCACGTTTGAAGTTGGATACTAGACCAGGATACCGAGCCAGAACAGCCTTTTCGATTCGGATGTCTTCGACTACGTTTATGTAAGAGAAAGGAACTAACTTACTTGCTTCAGTCAACACATCGGCGTTAGGAGTGTATAGTGCGTGGCCGACTTCGTGGCCGACCATAAGGTCGTACAGGTCTGCACTCATCTCCTTCCAGAGTGGAAGGCCGAGCACTCGATTCTCAACATCAAAGTAAGCTGTTGGGAAATTGCCTTGCTGAACAGTGATGTTCTCATTGGCGAGCAAGCGGGCTAGAACTGATTTTCTCGATAACATATCATTTTTCCTCAAGTAGAAACACATTATACCAGGTTTAAACTAAAGATCAACCTTTATTTGCATGACGATCAATCTTTTTTGGTAGTCAGTGATGTAGGATATTTCTGAATATGAGTGTATTATACACCACCTAGTGTAGTGTGTACACCGGTATTGTGTAATGATTTGTTAATGGGATTACGGAAGTATTTAGGCGGGATCTGCGAAACTGAACCAATCTGGTACAGCTCTGGTCGTCCAAGCCATTTTGAATCTAGATTGCTTAGTATGATAGAACTTTCGATACGAACCAACAACGTCACCTGGGTTGATACACTCAGGAGCAGCACCCATTGCGAGTGGCCAATCACTTAAGGTCCCCAGGGGAATGCACAGAGGCACAGCACGTAACGGTTCGAGTAGGTCTTTCTCGGTCTTATGTACTTTACCATATCGATAGGTGTACTCTTTACATAGAGCTTCCAGGTGTTTCCAGTGCCAGATATAGTTCTCGCTGCTTTTCATAGTCCACACTGTACATGGGTGATTCATATGAACGGCCTTGTATAACACATTCTCGAGGACCCCAGGGAGTGACCAATATGGTATCATCCTCTTGCCAGACTTCGAAGGCCGCCGCTCTGCTGCACCGTCAAGCATTCTATGCGCCGTTGATAACATCTGTCCAGACTCAACGATCATTTTGACCACGTGCTTATCACATTGATTCTGTGCGGCAAGTACGGGGCTTTTGTCTAATACAAATACGTTCATTTGGTACCTCTAGTCACGCTAGCTCGAAATAATCCGGGCGACAACTCGACGAACTTGATGCGATCCGTCCTTCCATTCAAATTGAGTAGTCCTTTATATCTCTCGGATAGTATGAACTCTCGTTTGACTACTCCAGACACATTGGTCCCAGCGGTGTATCGATATACAACTATCCGCATATCCTCTCCGTGGGATTCCGCCTCTGCGATCGAATAAAAGAATCTGGCAAGCTCGTCGGCACTCTCTATGTAATCGTCCATCTTAACCTCCACTAGTCAAGATAGACGCCGAGGATACCAGGATTGATCCACTCCGCCATCAAGCCATTCTTGCTGAGTACATCGCAGATCTCCTGCTTCACGCCAAACTCGCCGTAGTTGGAGTCGTAGTAGTCTGCCCACACGTCGAGCACGTTATCTTCGCCGCTGATGCGGAATGTGTTTTCGCCGTCATCTCCGCCGGAAAACACTGGAACGCCCATCTTCAGGAGTTTATCAAAGGCTGGTTTGAATTTTGGATTCATAGTCATAATAGTTCTCACTCTTTGGTTATGAGACAAGCGTCTCTCAATTCAATCTATACGTACATTATAACACAACTAACCACGATGTCAACAACTAATCAACTTTTTTATTGATATTTCGTCGCTCTAGTGCTGCCATCGATATAACAAACGCTGTAATGCAAATTAACCATTCATCCAAAACATCATTTTCGCCGCCAAAGTACTCTAGATCGACTCCGAACGTTACTGCCCAAAGCAGCGCCATAGAATATGCAATAACGGGTGAACATATCATACTGTTTATTAGCATATAGTCAATCTCCTCCAGAAGCCTCGTCACACTCGAAACTCTCGTAATTCTCGAGTCCTGCATCAATTATCTTGGCCATAGCAACACTCTCGTCACCAGGATAGACTCCTGCAAGTATGGCATTATATTCGTTCCATAGCGTCTGCTCATCTGTAGTCATCACACTTCTCCTATCGTCGGCCCTTCAGTAGCAGTTCGCCAATTCGTGACTTTAACTCACTCGTATCGTACTTCGAGATAGAGTCTTTACGGACGGCTGTCCACGTATCGCCGTGAGGACTGGATAGCAGCGAGAATGTCACATTGGCGTACACAAGCTTCGCTCCAGAGAATTCAGTAGGCGATGTCTTATGGTGACTCTCGATATGCTGCTTCAGCTCAGTTAAACTATGCAAGTGGTTTCTCCCGAGTCTCGAACAGCTTTCCGATGATCTGCCAGTCGTACGTGACTTCTTTAGTACTTCTATTACGATGGAACGCCATCTCGATTCCCGTGAAGTCCTCGAGGTACGTCACCGCCTCTTCAATGGTTGGAAAGGTCTTCTGGTTCTTACTATTGACTAAATTTGGTTTTGCTGTCCACATAGTGTAGTTCCTTATACGAAGAGTTTAGACATGTTTTCTTTTACAACATTGTAAGCATTGAATTCGGTGCTTCGGCTATAGTACAGATCGTCATCATCTTCTAGAGGATTTGTACAATGAGCGTCGAATATTGCATCTAATCGCTTCATCCCCCACAACAAGTCGTCGTTGCCGAATCGAAGCATGGTGGCGCAAGACTCTTCAAAAGAGGCTGGGTTGATCATAGAAGCTGGAAGGTTGAACATAGTGATCTCTCTCATTTCTTAGTATATGTACATTATAACACAGTAGCTGGCAGAGTCAACAACTATTTTAGCGTTTGTTCACATATTTGTTGTATCCTTTGATGCTCCACTTTTCGAGGACTGGAAGACCAAACTCGTCTTCGTCTACGCAGAGGTAAGCAACGCTCTTCTTAACGGTGCCGTATCGATAAGGGCGCATTCCGCCCGGAGGATTAGCCTCATTAGACACCCATATCTTGTGTGGGTAGTCATCGAAGGCGGCATTGTTGTCGTCATTTACAGAGAATTCGAAGTAGTTATCAAAGTCTTTCTCACGAAAGCTGCCGAGGATGGTGGCTTTCTGGTCGAAGTAAGTTTCGTTAGAAGCAAATGCCATAATCTAATCACTCTCTCAATCAATTAAGTATCTATTATACCACACACGATAACAGAGTCAACCCTTTTTATGCTATATTCCAAACTTTTCTCTATATTTCTCTCGTAGGGCCACAAACTTGTGTAGATGGTTCATAGTCTGCTCGATGAACACCTGTGGCTCGTTATCATCAACAGCTATGACAGTGACGATCTGTTTGATCGGAACACCAGTGCGCTCGAAGAAACATGCAGCATAGACTGACTCCTGGATGAAGTATCCTTGGACATATTCAATCTTCTTTGGTCGACGAGATGTCTTATAGTCGATGATTGATAGCACACCATCCCACTCTGCGATACAGTCAACTCGACCTGCTACTGACAACCTCTCGGAATACAGGGGTGCTTCCTGCATCCAGATGTTATCCATATGCTTATCTAATACTGCTTTGACTGTATTGAAGGTGAACACGTTAGCGGGCATTGCACCCTTGCTCCAGTTTGGATCATTGTTCACATAGTCCTCTGCCAGTTGGTGAACAGCGGTACCTCGAAGTGACGCCTGATGCATCACCTTATTCGCCTCCTCGTCTCCCACCCGCTTTCGCCAAGCATCGAGTCCAGACTTATCTTGGACACTTAGGACAGTGGTGACAGAAGGAAGTATTGCGCCTGTTGGCGTAGTATAGAATCGACCCTTTTCTGAAGTATCTGCTGATAACTCTTTAAGGGCATAACCGTGATCGACATGCGTAAACATAATATTCCTCTTTATTGAAGAACCATTATACTATAGATGCGTTACGATGTCAACCTTTTTATCCACCAATTAGCACTTTAAATGATCCAGCCATGATGACGCCTAGATCTGCACTATCGCCTACCCTCAACGCAGGAAATCCTCCCAATAATACTTTAGTTGATCCCCCAACCACTATTGGTGGTGGAAGATGGGGAAGAAATCCACCGGGGCTGGTGGCGGGGCCGAGGTGTGGTCCTAGGATCGATCCTGCTACGGCTGCTGGTAATGCCTGGACGAATACTTTGACATTTGGCGAGCTGGCGATGGTCGTTGTGATTGAACCTGGGTGGCCGGTTAGTACGGCATCGCCGACTCGTGCTGCTGCTGGCATAGCTAGTCTCCTGCTGCTGCTAGATTTTTGACTTTATCGACAAGCGAGTCAGTCTCGTACATAAGAGTTCCAATCTTTGGTGCCGGAACTAGTGTCACTGGATCACCCGCTATGGGAGGACCGTACGGGTTGTCCTGATAATCCAAATCGAATGTATACGGTGTTGCTGTAACAGTGAAGTTGTGCGTCACGTCAGCGCCATCCGGTATGCTAAATGGCTCAACCAGCGTCAACGATATCATCGATTTGTATGCTGGGTCTGCCGCCAGATACACCAATGTATCGCTAGAAAACGTCTCATAGGTGAAATCACTCATAAGGCAATACCATGCGGCTGTAGATGTGGTGTATGGACTAATCGACTCAGTTATAGTAATAAAGCTAGTCTTACTGATACTGCCCGCCGCTGGGATGCCAGTATATGCTCCGCCGGATACAAATTCGTAATTATAGTTAGTATTTGCTGTGGTGATACTATCAATTACATAATAGTACACTTCATTCGTAAATGGGTTACCGTTACTATCATCAACTGTGATCTCATCGGGTTCACCACCACCGTAAATACCAATTGGTGCGAATGGACTTATAGTAACGTTGAGTGTGATATTATACGCCAACAGCTTATAAACGCCGTCCGCCGGATCTATGCCCATGTAGTTCGCATATACCGGAGGAAGCCTATCACCGCTGATCTCGGGATCTACGTCATAGTATGGATCAAATACGAGTAAATCGTCTTCAAGATGTGATTGAGAGATTGCTCCCTCAACCACGCCAACTCCAACGCTTAATACGGGCACGTCCTATCTCACCAACTTCGAGCCAGCGTTAGCTGCAAGAAAGGTTTTAACCTCTGCTTCTGACAACTGATGACCAACTCTAGATCCATCACTAAGTTCAAATACTCGTATTCGTTTTACGTCCGCCATTACTCTCTACTCTCTTATTAGTTTACGTTCAGACTCTTTAGATTCGGGCGAGTCGTGGCTTTCACCGAACTCCCATATCTTCTGACCCAAAGCCTCCGGGCGAACCTCAACGAGAAGGCTTTCGCCCTCCTGAAGCTGTTCGTCTGGTGACCAATTTACCATTTGTTGTTTATAATCATCCATAGTGCTATTTATAGTCCTTGTTTGTCTCGTTCGATTATATAGGATTTGACCAACTGGCTTCTAACGATATCGTCGATAACAAATTCGATGAAGTCGAACTCTCTCATACGCTCAATGACCTTCATGAATACACGTAGACCAGATATCTCTTTCTTACGCTCGCTCGTCAAATCGTCTTGTTTAACGTCACCACAAAAGATTATTCGACAATTCTCGCCAACTCGGGTCATGACAGTGTGCAACTCTTGGTCACTCATGTTCTGAACTTCGTCCACCAGAATGATGCAATCATCAAATGTTGCTCCTCGCAGAAATGATGTCGAAATAAACTCAACACAGTTCTTCTGTTTCAGGATTTCGTACGCATCACCTCGATTGAATATCTTGGTTGCGATGTCGTAGTAAGGTGCTTCGTACACTTTCATTTTTTCTTTTTCGGAGCCAGGGAGAAAACCTATTTCTCGAGTAGGTACGATTGATCTAACAACAAACACTTTCTTATGTACAGAGTTCTTTTCCATAACAGACTTGAGTGCGAAGTATAGCCCCAAGAATGTCTTACCGGTTCCGGCAATGCCATGAAGCATTAGGTTGGAGCCATCGTCCCAAGCATCAAATGCTATGCGTTGGTTCTCTGTCATTGGTGCTACTTTAGTGCTGAGTGTGATTCCAGTGGAAGGTTGGTGTACTGCTTCTAGGGGATTGGGGCCTTGCTGTCCGAATGCTTTTTTCTCTCGTTTTCCACTTCTCTCTCGACGCTGTGCAGACATGTAAATATCCTTATGATTATCTAGTTTCGATTGTAGATCCGGGGTTGTTTCGGTGTATGTGTTTCATCAGTGAATTAAAACTATCTGGAGTCTTGGTGACTCCCAGGCGTGCAGCATCTCCTAAAGCTGGCGCTGAAGTTATCGTTTGCGTAATATTTGGATTGGCGAGTAGGTACTCAGTTCGTTCATCAAATTTCATAACAAATTCAAGTTCTTCACCAGTTGTGTTATCCACAAAAGTATATATAGGCATTGTGTCAATATCTCCATTATCTTTAATAAAAAAGACAGCACGGGGCTGTCTAATCATAGTGTACCCTTCAAGGATATTTATATCGAAGGAAACTCACGACAGCATTTCGTAGATTTCTTTCCAAGTGTCGACGACCACAACATCATCATTGACGTAGTCCTTAGAGAAGCTGTGTCGAACAAGCACCGAGGTCAGTCCCATCTTAACTCCCAGCTCAGCGTTTGGTACCTTGTCCTCTATCCATAAGCATCCACTATCGATGTACGGCAGCAGAGCTTCATCTTTATCTGCGCCAGTATCGAGACAGACGATCTTCTCAAATGCAGTCTTCCCGAACAGATTCTCGATATTCTGCTTTCGTAGGGTTCCAGCATACTGGTTTAGACTTAGACTGGTGATGCAGTGAAAGACACATCCAAGTTCCTCGTGCATCTTACGAACATACTTAACAGCATCTCGTAGAGGCGGAAGATATCCAATTGCAGCACTTTCATTAAAGTTCTTTATGTGGCCGGACATAGTTGACTTGTCCATGCCGTACACTACCGATAAATCGTAGGTATCGACATTGGCGGCTTGCTTATATCCGTGCTCACTCATCCAGTTATTAAAGGTGTATAGCCAATCTAGAAGAACGCCATCACAGTCGACAAGTACTAACTTTTCACTAATTCTCATATCAATCTCTTTATTAAGTTGTTATATCACATTGTATCATATATTGTTAGCAGTGTCAACGATCAGTCGAAAAACGAATCCGAGTCCTTATAAGATCTCTTCTCTCGTCTAGCCTTTTGGATGTCGGCTTTTCGTTTATCGTATCGCTTAGAGTCTTTCTTTTTACCGATAGACTCTCTCGCATTATCTTCTTCGATCCACTCACGAAACTTCATTTCTTTGGACATTGATACACACTCTTACTTTAGGTTAACGTTATACTACTTTTCTAGGTCGACCACGACCACGCTTTACTTCACCAACTGCTACGGGATCGCTAATGATTGGCCCAAAAGCTTCAATGATCACCTCGACAGGTAGTTCTGGATATGGAGTCTTTGATAACATTCGAACTAACAACTTTGCATCTTCTCGATCAACAGCTTCTAGTATTTGGATAAACAAAGACTCTCGTTTAATCTGGCTCAGATTCTCACCTTCAGTCAATTCGTTGATCAGATATACAATCTTCCTAGCCTCTCGATACAACAGACCATGCGATTCGTTATGCACCGAAGGCGTGTAGGGTGGGGCAGTCGAAGGAATGCTGAATGTGAACTTCTTGTCGTACATAAAGATTAGAATATTTCTCAATGGGATCGAGTTATTCTTCTGTAGGTACGCAACTTTATCAGCAGTCTGCTCGATGGCACATACCTGTGTGATAATCTCTGCTAATGATTCTGTAGTCATGTTAAAACTCCGTTATGCTAGGCATTAAGTTCTTAAGTTTGTTTTTAATAAAGTAATTCATCAACTGACTTCGATCTTTGGTGTTCTCTTCAGCGTAGCTTTCCAGAATCGTCTCTTGGATCGATTTTGGAATCTCAGTCAGGTCAATCATTGACTTATTTCTCATATAGTTCCGTTTTACTTCACTATCCATTTTATTTATGTCCACCCATTCTAGTATCCGCTTTTTAGTGACCGGACGCTGACGGATGTTCATAACAAGTGCATTGTCTGCTGATAGTACGTTTGGCACGCCATCACTAGCATCACCACGAAGAATGTGTTCAAACAAGAACTCTTCTGGGTTAGACTGAGAGATCCAGCGCTTACGAGTAGGATCGTACTGCTTGACGTTAGCGTATGTATGCAACTGTGCAAAGTCTTTATCGCCAGACAGAATCAAAATAGGCTCACCCGAGTTCAGTACTTTGCCCTCTTTATGGACGATGGTGCCAATGATATCATCCGCTTCACACGTCTCAATCTGCATGACCTTGTACGGGAAGAACTCTTTCAGTTCCTCTCGAATGTTATTCAATGCAGCGAAGATCGAATTCCAATCTAACTCCGACTTCTCACGGGACTTCCGACGATTCGCCTTATAGTACGGATATGCCTGTCGTCGCCAATAGTTCTTATCGTCACAGCAGATCAACAGCTCGCCGAACTCTTGCGTGAACTTTTGACGATTCATGCGCAAGGTGTTCAAGATCATATGCCGTAGCATATTCTCATCAACTTGGGCGTTAGTGTGGCTACCAATCTGTGCCATCATGTTTGAAATCATAACTTGATTCAAGTCTACCAGTATCATAATGTATCTCCAGCTTTATCTATTGAGGTCTAATAATAACATAGTTTATGCGGGTTGTCAAGTAATATCTCACACATCTTCATCGTCTACATATAGGTCTTCCAAAAACTCACCAAGTAACTTCGAGTAGTCTACGTCCTCATGTGCATATATGCTATTCGATATAGTATGAAATGGATGCTCCTCTCCAACTGTCCTATAGAATAATGCCTCTATGGTATCGATCAACACCCGAATCTCCAGCACAGCCAGAGGATTAGCGTCGATTTTGACTCCTATCAGCTCCAGCCCTGCAACGATGTCCTTAGCTGAGCTGACGGCGAAGTACTTTGCCATGGAAAGCTCGCTCTGATTTACAGTCATCTCGACGGCATCGTCTTGCGCTTTGATCTTCTTTCGTGCCGCTTCGAAATCGATTATCGTTGACATTAGTTCAGTACCTTCAGAATGATAGTCTCTCTATTAATACGTCCATCAGACGCACTCTCTTTGGTAGTCAGTGCTTTGAATCCTTTAAGTGCCTTAGCTTTGGTTCCTTTACCAACCAACTCTAACATCTCTTCAGGCTTTCTCAGCATCTTCTTAATCGACAGTTCCTCGTCGAATCCCTGAATCGTACTGCCCTTGACGATGAATCCTTCTCGCCGATTACTGACTAGATACTTCAGAACACGAGTCTTTGTATTGAATAAGTAGACTGCCTGAGCACCAACGAGCTTCACGGGATCAACACTAGTGATCTTATACTCTTTGGATTCTTTAAGGTATAACACCTTGGCGACTTGAGTACTAGCGGGTGTTGCTTTCTTAGCACGTGGCTTACGAGTGGCCTTCTTACTGATCAAGTACTTCTCGCAATCCTCTACGATATTGGATACGAAAGTGTAGAACGCTTTCTGCTTACGAACGCCAAGGTTATTATAGCCTTCGAGTAGCTCCTCAGTCTTATCAAAGACAAGCTCTCGTAACTCCTCTTGCATAACCATGTAGACAGCGCCAGCATCTCGTGCCGTCTGCGCAGCAGAACCAGCCTTCTTCATCTCATTATAGATAGACCAGTCCTTATCAAGGGTACCAGCCAAAAACTCATCAATGAATCCTTCGATCTCGCCGAGAAAATCGGCAGTCTTTTCGGCTAAAAGCTCGACAGGAGTCTTGCGCTTCACTTCAGACTTTGCTGTAACTTCGGCTGGGATACTCGCTTTATTGAACTTACCACGTTCGATGATCTCTTCTGCCCACATCAACTGAGTTGCTTTATTCTTAGCGCTCAGTACGCAACCATTCATCTCCATCCTGCATAGACCTGCCAATGTTGACGAAGACATCCAAGATTCTGCGTAGGAGTAATACTCAACACCCTCCGGCATATACTGTGCCATCCAACTCTCGACCCACTGACAGTATGCCTTCTTCTCATAAAAGTACCCATAATGACGTATGGTATCATCAAGATTCTTCTTGTATGCAGCAGGCTTGACGACAGACCAATCAACGGTCTCACGACCGATATGACCTTCTTCTACCTGTCGCTGTGACTTACTTTTGCGGGGTGCGGCTTTGGTTGTTACTTTAGCCATGCGATTTGCTCCATTCAGTTTAGAGTGTAGTATAACATGAGCTTATTGGTTTGTCAACAAGTTTAGCAGAAAATCAGTCCACTGAATACTTCGACTCTTGCATGAATACGTGGTATCTATAAATGTCTTATCCTGTGCCAACTTCATAGCGATATTTCGTCTAGGTCCAAGTCTGCCATATAAAGCAACAGCATTGGCTAGCTCTTGATAGAACGTATTCAGGTGGATCTCTTTATCTTCGGAGTAACCGTACATCGAGGTTAGACCTCTGGATATCTCAGGAAAAGACCCATATGATGAGTGTATACACATCATTTCGGCAGACATGCACTCTAGCAGGGGAGTGTGTGTTGCCGCTGGATATATGTTCGGAAAGAGTAGTATGTGGCACACGTCTAGTACGGGCACACGTCTAGTTAGTCCTAGATAGTCGGCCTCATTGGTATGGAATATGACCTTTGGATGACTTCTAACTTCAGCAGCAAACTTCGCATGTAATTTGTTATTCTTATCCTTGAGACCTCCGTAGACACTGAAGTCAGTAAAGACGTACAACAACATATCTGGATTTTTAGGAGAGAGTTTCTTAAATGCCGAGAACGCTATATCGAGACCATTTCTTGGGTCACCAACGAACAGAAGGTTTACTCCGGTAGATGGCTTAGGTGCTTTTGCTATAACATCGATCGCATTTGGCATCACAATACCAGCACTATAAGGAACGCCAAGAAACAAGTTATACATGCTTTGTTGCCAATGGGTAAGGAATACGATACAAGTGTACTTATTCCAACCACCATCGGCGAGATGCTGCACGGCGGGATCGTCGGCAGCTTCATTGGGCATGTATAACGTGATGGACTTCGTACTCTTCTGTGACTCACTCGTGATGAATGTCACTTGATTAAGAATAGTCTGATTAACATCTCTCTTGATAAGAGCTATCGTTGCTTGTACGTTATTAGCTAAGGCCATCTGGCAATTGTGTCCCATTTACCGATCTAAGATTTGCCCAACGAAATGCTTTCCAAGCACTTCCTTCGACGTCCCACACCGAGCAGCTTTCGGTGTTTGTTTTACGAGCTACTGCGCCAGGCTTAGCCTCCGCTGGAGTAGATACGATCTTATCCTCATTTAAGGTAGCTACCATAGTTCGCATGGTGCCATCGACTTTCACGAACTCGATACTCACATCGTCAAGTCGCATTGTTGCTAAGATATCATCTTTAGTCATATTGTTTCTCCATCATTAATATTATCATTCACTGCTTGAGCAAAATCTGGGTAACCACCAATCTTACGGTCTCCCCAAACTATTTGTGGTACACCCGGAATCTCAGGAAATTGCTCCAAAAACTCCTCGGGATGCTCTAAGATATTTTTGTACTTATAATCAAGTTCAAACGTATCTGCTAGCTGAGTACATTTCGTGCAATACACACATCCAGGCGCTCCATATATCGTAATCATCTTTTGATCCAACCGTTACTGTATGTGTCTGATCAGCGCTAACTTCTCAGACTTGGTTACAACATCCTTGTCGAATCGATCCTCATCCAAGACTATCATCAGGTTATCTTCACTTATACCTTCATAGTCAACTACATGCTCTCCTAGCTGTAGCTCCATACTAGCTTGAACAGGAGTATCATCTCGTTCAATCATATCCAGAGCTATCTTTAGATCTCCCTTAGTAGGTACTTGATCAGAAGGGATAAAGTATCGCTTCCGAATAGTAGCTATTGTAGTCACCATCACGTATTCAACATCAGTCTTACTCATAGTATCCTCCGATCTTCTCAAACTTGCGTCTGGTCTTGCTGAACATCCTAAGAGGTTTTCTAAATACCTTCAGTACACCTCCCAGTTGTTGATGGGCTACCAAGTGTCCCTGCTCGTTTACGTGATATATTCCTTTATATCCAACATCTGATGGTTCATTCACTTCTTGTAGAATCATAATCATATCAGCTGTTCTCGTATCTCAATTCAATATGTACATTATATACCATCTAGCAACACGTGTCAACACTTATTTTGGATTATATCTACTTCACGAGTGGTGCGTTTACCTGTTGCTTTGCATCGATAATCACCGCATTAGCATCATCAATCGCCTTATCTGACGCTTGGTAATACCGCTCATACGCATTGATGATCGACTGTTGCTGGTGTACGTAAGCCCTGATGTCAGATAGATTGAGACCAAGGTTCTCGTATCCGGTGTCGGTAATAGCGAAGAATACTGGAGAATGTCCGTCTGCACCCAGTCCCAGAAGCTTTTCTTTGAAGTTCGTGGCATTGATAACAGACCATTCAACTCTTCGTAGATACAACTCGTCTGCTTCGGGCAGAACTAACTTTGGCTTATCAACAGGCTCTGCGGACAATTCAATCCTTTGCGGGACCGTGCTACATCCACTAATCAGTGTTATAGCGATCAAACAACCAAGGACATTCGCTATTGAACGCTTTACCATCCGTTGACTCCTTTTCAGTATCAGTTAATTCTGCGCCAGACAACAGCTCGAAGCATCGGTTAGCCCTGTCGGTCGCTATGTTGATAATACGCTCTATTAGAACAGGCTTGTTAGACGCTAGATAACCTATATCGTTCTTATCTAACTTATCAGCTAGCGTCTGGTTCTGCCTACGAATCGCCACAAACTCGTCGTTGAGCTGTATCAGTGATTCGCTGGCATCATCATAGTCGACCTGGAGCTGATCGATCGTATCTTCGCTGATCTGAATAGCGATGCCAAGCTTGGCGTTATTCTCATTAAGAATTGCCATCTTGGCTTGGGTATCAGCATAGTACCAATAGAACGCTCCTCCAGTGAGGACTGTCACTAATGCCATGATACCAGCTAACTTCATTCCCATGTCTATCTCCTACTCAGTATCATCTTTGCGTACAGATACGTGTTTGTCCTGGACGCCCCAGTCAATACTCAACCAGTCCGTATCTTCGTCCATAAGAGTGACTCTATCTCCAAGTTGTGCCTTTACGTTATCATAAAAGTGGGAGATATTATCCTCTAGTCGATAGCTGTATTTATTGCAGATATATACAGAACCAGAATACCCGTGGAAGTTATACGAATGGTCAACGTCTTCAACTCCAACGATACCACTATTGAACCTCCAAGTATCGCTTCTTGTGCCAACCTGCCGATCTCCGCCTGCAAGGACTTTATATATCGGAGCAGACGTATCGTTCTCTTGTAGGCGGATCACTACCCAATTATCGGGCTCGTACTCGTTATTTTCGCTCATATTCAATCCCATAAACTTTCGAAGTATCGACTATTTTCATGACAATATATCTCCGATTCGATGCGCCAGTTCGGAAAACCAAAGATCATCGTGGCCACGTGTAGTCTCCGCTGCTGTACCAATACGAATGCCACTAGTCTCTACGAAGCTACGTGGGTCGTTCGGAATACCATTCTTATTCACAGTTATCCCATGCTTCTCTAATAAGTCTGCTGCCTCACGACCACTATACTTGCTCTTACTGAGATCCATTAAGATGATATGACTGTCTGTCCCACCCGTCTGTACTGGTAAACCACGTTCCACAAACACATCGCACATGGCCTTAGCGTTACTCACAACGTCCTGAGCATATGCACCAAAGTCTTCACGTCCAGCTTCAATGAAGCACTGTGCCTTAGCAGCAATAACGTGCATCAACGGGCCACCCTGAGTACCTGGGAAGATAGCGCTGTTGATCTTACGAGTATAGTCTGGGTTGTTCCAAAGTATAACTCCTCCACGGGGACCACGTAACGTCTTATGTGTGGTGCTCGTTATAACATCAGCGTATGGCACTGGGCTTGGATATGCGCCACCTGCGATCAATCCAGAATAGTGAGCCATATCGACCATAAGCAACGCACCAACAGAGTCCGCAATCTCACGAAAGCGCTTCCAGTCGATCACCCGTGGGTATGCGCTTGCGCCTGCAACGATCATCTTAGGACGAACATAAGTAGCTCGTTCAGCAATAGCATCATAGTCTAATAGACCATTCTCGTCAACCCCGTAAGTATGCGCACTATAGATCTTACCAGAGATGTTCGGTGGGCTACCATGAGACAGGTGACCACCACTCGCTAGATCCATACCAA